GTATATTTAATAATCTTAAGAAATTCTTCGGTTCCAAATCCATCTAAAGAACTATCAAATACTTCATCTAATATCAGAAGATTTGTATTTACAGAATTTTTAAATCCAGCAACTTCTCTCCAAGTAAAAAGAAGTGCCAAATCTATTCTCATCTTCTCACCCTCACTAAAGGAGGCATAAGAAAAATCTTCGTGAATTGGTGACTGAACGGTCTCATTAAACTCTTCATCCAAAGTAAAGTTAATATAAAAATCCATCATTTGTAAATACCGATTTACCTGCTGATTTATCAGGGGAAGATATTTCTTAATGATTTTGGACTTAACTCCACCATCCTTCAGTAATCCATATGCAAAATCATAATAATTAATGGAGTCTTTTTTAACTGCCAATTCATCATAGGTTTTCTGAAGAGTTTCTCTGAAAGACTCTAGTTTTTCGTGCTCAGTATTTTTGTTTTTAAGTTGATTGGTAAGTGTTTGAATTTCTGATTCAAAATCTCTGATTTGTCTTTGACATCCAGAGATTTTAGTATTGTTTTGAGAAACTTCATGCGTGAGTTTTGTAATCTCCTTGGAAAGAATATTGAATTGACGCTCTCTTTCTTCTTCTGATTTGATAGTTTCCTCAAGTTCTTGATAACCCGATTGTAACTCTTTTGCTTTATTTTGAGCGTCTGTAATTCTATGTAGTCTAAATGCCTCATCAATATCCTGTGTACAGGTAGGGCATACCGTATTTTCAGTAAAAAACTTATGCTCTGTGGTAATCGTAAGAACCTTTTGTGAGATTTTACCTTTGAGATTTCCAAGTTTACGAAGTTTATCTGCGGCACCTGTGACTTCTTCTTGCTCTTTGATATACTTAAAAATACTTTCCTCAAGTGAAGAATTTTCTCTCATATAAATGTCAACTTCAGCATCTAAATTGGCAATCTTTTTTTGATTGTCATTTATCTTGACATTTCCACGATTTTCCAACTCCTCAATAAAGTTTCTTTGCATTTCAACCTTATCAAAGAGAGATTCTTTTTTGAGTTCTAAAGTCTTTACTTCTTCACGAATCTGACGAATCTTTTCCTTAATTACAGTATTCATAGAAGAGAAAATCTTTATGTCTAAAAGATCTTCAATTACTTCCCTTCTGTGAGCCGCAGGAAGTTGCATAAAAGGAACAAAAGTACTGCTACCCAAAATTACAATTTGAGTAAAAGACTTATAGTTCATTTTAAGAACTGTTTGTTCTAACCACTTCTGCTGATCTACAGATGCGGATGCCTGATCCAAAACTTCACCATTTCGATGAATTTCAAAAATATTTGGTTTGATTCCACGAACAACCTTCCACTCGGTAGTTCCAATAGTAAACTCAACTTCTACAATACAGTCCTTTTCATTTACGGTATTGATGAGTTGTGGTTTATTAATTTTCCGAAATGGTCTTCCAAATAAAGAAAAAGTAAGAGCATCTAAAATTGTGCTCTTACCAGCACCATTTGTACCGACAATCAAATTGGTCGAATTTAGAGTAAAATCAACCTCGGTATATTGATTACCAGTAGATAAAAAATTCTTCCATTTTATAGTTTTGAATAAAATCATGTTAATATTTTGGTGGAATTACAATATCATTTTCAGTAATAATCGTATAGTTATATTCATATTGTTTACAAGTTTTTATTATCACTTCATCTTCAACTTCAATCACATGCATTTCTGGGTAATCTTCCTCCTCTAACATCATAGCATATCTAACCGCATCATCTTCTTCTTCAAAAATATAGATGATCTTATCTCCATTAGGGTTAAGTACAGAATAGACACCTTCATCCTCTTGCCCCAGAATTGTAAGTATAAACATTTTTATACCAACTCACAGGCTTCCTGATATATTTCTTTGAACATTTTTTGAATTATTTTTTTGTCCAGATTTATTTCCGATTCTTCAATATATCTGTTCAGAACAGAAAGAGTGTCTTCTGACTCAAATGCTTCAAAATTTTCATTTTCTTCAATTTGAAAGTTCTCAACAATTTTGAGTTCTGCTACATTTGAAGTATAAAGTTTATCAATAAACTTTTCAAACTTTTTAGTATTTGTTTTTTTACGAACGATAACTTTTACAATTTTATTTTCATATTCACGAGTATCAAATGTCTGATAGTTTGTATCCTCATAGTGAATGATATAATACATTCGATAAGGATTATCTACAGGAGTATGTTCTAGTGTTTCAGTATCAAAAATATGAAATCCACGAGTATCATTTACATCATTCCAATACATTTCATAAGGATTTCCCAAATAAAAAACGACACCATTAGTAGAACGAGTATGATAATGCCCAGAAAATACTTTTGTAAACCCATCAAAAACTATAGAATCCATACCATCATCCATCGTATGTCCACGATAGGCTTCAAATCCATTTAGTTCCAAGTGTCCCATCGCAACCTTACATCCACTTTTTTTGATGAGACGTAAAGTTTTTTCTTCATTATCGGCACATATCCAAGGAATGAAAAGAGTATTCAAATTTCCTATTTTAACTACTTCTGGATCACTATAAGTTTTGATATTAGAGTAATTTTGAAGTAGAAGAGATGGGGAATTTACATTATTCGTGTTCTTATAATATGCATCGTGATTTCCCACTAACATATGAACATTATATTTTGAAAGAGGATCTAAAACAACTCTTTTTGTCCATTCTAAACTTTGATAATCAATTGATTTACGACTATCAAAGGCATCTCCCATATGAATAACAGTTGTAATCCCGTGCTGTTCCAGTGTCGGGAAAAAAATGTTTTTATAAAATGACTCAAAATAATCTTGAAAAAGTTTAGAACCTTTTCGGCAACCATAGTGAGTGTCAGTGATGATTGCGACTTTCATTCAATAACGAAGTTTAGAGTGGATTCCATCCTTGATGCTATTATAGTCTGAATAGTTTCCGGTGTCAACTGTATTATCATCGGTAAAGACCTCAGAGTATTCAGAACGTTCAAGAATCTTATTTTTGATTTCTAACTGACGTTTTTCTTTTTGAATACGACGAAGAAAGGCATAGTGAATAATCTGAGTAAAATACGCAAATGGGTTCTGTGATTTCTCTGGGTCAAAGTTATGAATATACTGAACACAGTTTTCAATACCATCAGAAATCATATCTTCCTTGAACATATAGTTTACGAAGTTTGGTTTGAAAGAGAGATGATTTGCAATCTTCAAAAAACACTCACCAATATATCTTGGTATTTGTGATTTTGTATCCCATCCTTTTGACCTATCTTCTCTTGTTGGTTCTCTACCATACTTTCTGATAAAGCTGATTTCAACATCCTCACGATACTTTGTGAGAGCAGCAAGAAACTCTTTATTATTTACGTAATGTTCTGACCTTTTTCTTTTGGTCATAATGTTTGTGGTGATCATAAGTTTTACTCATTATTATGTAGATATTATAACACTTTTAGAAATAGTTGACAAGTTTCTCAAATCTGATAGAATAACCTTTGTGAGGGTTGAAAAGTTATATTAGCTACTTTCATAGAGCTTCTCTAAGATATCTTTAGCATCATTTACACTTGAGAGATATCCCATTTGACGATTAATGTTTGATTCATTATTTTTTTTCTTATAAGATTGTCTCAAATAAGATTGATACATTGATATCATTTCAATATCATAAGATTCAGAAAGAGTCAAAACATCATCAAGTTTGATAATAAACATATCTTCTGTTGTCGTCTTCAACCAGGGTTCTATCTTATATCCAGATTCACCACCTCTACTTTTATATTCAGAGATTACAATTGGGTTTGAGACAATCAAAAAAGTTCTCTCTTCCTCTTCTGAGGCTGCAACTTTGGCAAAAACTTCTTCACCAGACTTAAGTTTGAGAGTGCAGTAAAAATCTTCCTCTATCATTTTTTTAGTTGTATTGTGACTATTTCATAATTAAAATTTTCTTCATTATATATTTTAATTCGTTCTATCAAATGATTGAGTGTATAATTCTTTTTTGAGTTATAAGTACAATCATCGGCAATATCATAAAGTGTTGCTTTGACTTTATCTTTGCCTTTACGAAGAACTCTTCCAATACTTTGAAGATTTCGTATTCTTGATTTACTTGGAGAGGCAAAAATTACATTATGTAGATTTTTGATATTGATACCAGTGGAAAATGTTCCATAGGAAGCAACTATAATAGCATTCTTTTCTTTTTCAGTAATCTCACGAACTAATTCTCTTTCTTCAGCATTCACTCCACCGTGAATAAAAAAGACTTTACGATCACTTTGCTTATTTTTATTTATATTTTCGTAAAGTATTGCTCCGTGTGTTTCTACTCTTGAATATAATACCAGAGTGTTTCCCTTTAGATCTAAAGTCAAGTTTGTAATAAATCTATTTCTCTGTTCGTGAGAGATAAGATATTGTATTTCATCTTCATAAACATCAAACTTTTGAGGAGGATGTTTGAGGACAATACACTGAATATCTAATTGTGAAAGATGACCCTGTTTCATTAACTCATCAGTTCTCGTAACTTTATAAGAAGGACCAAACAATCCCTCTAATACCCATTTATGAGTCTGAGTACCATCAAGAGTACCGGTAAATCCAAAACGATACTTTGCATGATGAAGTTTCGTCATAATCTGAATCAGTGACTTGCTCTTGAATAAATGAGCTTCATCACCTATAAT